TGTGTCAGGGTCTATCAATATTACCTGCCTTAGTGATGTTCGGGAACCGTTCAAAATTATCATGAAAGGAATGAACAATGAGTGAAGATATTGATTGGGTAGAGATAGAAGCAACGCAGCTTACAATACCTGCCTTCACATTCTTTTGCGACTGCTGGATGCAGAAGCAAGAGGATGATGAAGATACAATAGAATTTTGAAAGAACCGCTGCCAACTGATCGGTCAGAAGCAAGGCAACCTCGGCAGAGCCGAGGCGCAAGCGACCTTGCGTCTGTCCGATGCAGTCGGACGGACGCGAAGGTGTCGAAAGACAATAATAGTAACTTATCAAATATGGAGAACACAATGGATAAGAAACAAGCGAAACTAATCAACTCAACACTTCAATCTGCTTACACAGGTGAGGACAACGTAGCACTAAGCGCAGCGATAGCTCGCTTGTGTGCGGAGATGTACGATCCGCGCATGAAGCTAAATCAGGACACTGGTGCATATGAAGAAGTCAACAGCCACCAATGGGAACAGCTCTTCTTCATGCAACACATTGCGAACCACTTGTGGGCAGCAATGTATGACACACGCACCAACAGTAAGGGTTACGTCAAGGGCGTTAAGCACAAGCTGGACAAAGCGATGGTCAACTTGAAACAGGCCAGCAAGCAGTACGATGGTACTGAGATCGCCCTTGAGGCTCTGGATAGAGCCGAGATGTGGGTGCAGCAACTCGAAGAGAAGCTTGCGATGTTCGAGGAGATGTATCACATGTTCGCCGACTTTATGGAGGTGGCATGTGGTACCACCCACAAACCATGGGAACCATGGACTACAGCAGTCGAGGTCAAGCCAGAGGCAAGCTCTGACAAAGAGGCAGAGATTGCGGCACGGCTTGCCGAGCGAGGCCTTGATATGTCAGTGGGTAATGCAGCCAACACAGATGGTGTTGCATCCGAAGAGGTCGCCTAGCGACCTCGTAGGAGGGGGGCAAGCCCCCTCCTACATTCTCTCTCTTCTCTTCTCACGTTGGCTCTTTGAGCGAGGCCTTGGTGAGAAGGCCGAGAAGTGTAGTGACAATTGCATAGCGGCAAGCTGTGCCATCAAAAAGTTTCAATCAATAAATCCAGAGGAGAACAGTTATGGATCGCATTGAAGAATACAAAGAGAACGAGGTCATTAGGAATCTCAAACGACTGATCAATGATGAGATATCAAAACGCATTGATCAGATTGCTGAAGCTCAAAAGCAAGAGCCACCCAAAGAGCCATCGATTAACATCGAGGACTATCGTGGCGAAATCGAGACAATGATCTCTGAGTACATCAGCTACAACGTGACAATCAGTATCGACCCGTAGTTGTGGAGGATGTGGAACATGTGGAAGGTTTCTGCGTGTACAGTGACAACCCTGACAACCATTACAAGTTACGCAGCGTCACAAAGCAAAGTGACGTAGCGTAACTAATGTATTAGCTAATACAATGCTGCATACTTGCAGCACTAACAGCATTCCACGGAGGACAAAATGGAATACGCAACTAGCAAACAACTATGGAAACTTCAGTCACTAGCGGCTGAACGTGCAGAACTAATAGTACATATGCCTGATCAAGGTGAGGTGCTTACTGAGATTCATCTACCGCTTACTAAAAGTGGAGCGGTCAACATCATTGCTTCAATGATTAAAACTAACGAAAGCATTCGAGCGTTGCTCGAGTTGCGCAAGATTAACGCGGAGAATATCGATGCTTGATATGACAAACGACTGGTCATTCCCAGTAGAAATGCAGCCTGTGTTTGATATGCACGGCGAAGAAATCAACGGTCATCAGTGTGTAGTACGCACTGATACCAACCAAGTCATGGGTGTACACGGCAGTAGATACAAAGCTGTCAGCCACGACGATGTTGTCAATTCCATTCTCGATGGGGTGACACAAGCTGACTTGTCGAGTGACTACACTGTAGATGTTGAGGTGCTAGAAGATGGGCGCAAGCTACGCGGCCAGATTCTGTTTAACGATCTAGTAGTAGAACCTGAGGTCGGTGATCACGTTAAGTTCAGGGTCAACTTCTTTAATAGTTATGATGCCTCTTGGCCTTTCTCTCAAGTCGCAGATGCTTTCAGATTATTTTGCAAGAACGGATGCACAACACCTGATGCAGTAGCTAAGTCACGTTACAAGCATACTGCGTCTATCAACGTAGAAGGCAGCGCAAACAAAATGATCAACGGTTTGCAGCACTTCATGTCACGCAAAGAAGTGTGGCAATCATGGATGCGCACACCAGTGACAGACAATCAGGTCGAGACATTCTTTAAGAATACAGTAGCTAAAGCGTTTACTCGACAAAACCAGATTAGCAAAACAAATGAGAAGCAATTAGAAAACTTGCTTGGCATTTGGGCTGATGAAAGCAGGGGCTTGGGCCACAACAAGTGGGCCTTGTACAACACACTAACCTATTGGGCAACGCACACTGGTGAACTACGGACACCACACGTTGCCCGATACAATCGTGAATCTGCCATTGCATCTGCAATGCGCAATAAACTTTGGGAGTTCTCATCATGATGATGCCAAACATTAAACATGATCTAGTTTGGATCACGCCAGAAAGAGCAAAAGATTTGCTCGAACTTAACACTAACAATCGTCGCATCAACAATAAGAAAGTTGCTCAATATGTACGCGACATGAACAATAATAACTTTGAGTTTAATGGCCACACTGTTTGCGTATCACGCAACAATGTACTTCTTGATGGCCAGCAAAGACTTACAGCATGTGTGCAATCAGGTAAGTCATTCTTCACAATCCTCGTTCAAGGTTTGAACGATGACGTTATGTCTACGATTGATAGTGGTCGCGCACGCGTTTACTCTGATCGATTAAAGATTCGAGGAATCCCTAACGCAACAGCAGTTGCAGCAACACTTACGCATGTATGCTTGCTTGCTCAGAAGCAACCAAAAAATGCTGGCTTAACAGCGTCACAACTTGATGGTGTTATTGAAAAGCATCCAGAGATAGCTGATAGCGCAGGTTTTGCTAAGAATACATTCCCAAGATGTGACTCTATTCTTGGTGCTATTCATTATGTTGCAAAATATACGGGTGAAGAAGAGAAAGCAGATCAATTCATTCGTTCATGGAAAGATGGACAAATGAATTACGATAACTGTCCAATCCATTTTGTTCGTGAAGCTGTTTACAAAGACGCAACAAAATTAAAAAAGATGACTACAACCCATAAGTCGCGATTAATTTTGCAGTCTTGGACTAAGTTCAAAGACAATCTTCCATTACGCAGTTCTGTTGTCTCTAAGAAGTACGAGATGGAAGGTTGGGACGAGCAAATTGCTAACTTAACCTAGGAGATAAAATGACACGCAAAGATTTTGTAATGATAGCGGATCGCATTGGTCCGCTGTTATCACCGCAAGCGCACATCACTGTAGCTGATGCGCTTGAAGAAACTAATCCTCGTTTCAATCGCAAGAAATTTTTGGATCGAGCAATCAAAGCATGGGAGGACAAACACCTTGCACCAATCGATGATGAAATCATTTACTGAAATCGTTGCTTGCCCAGAATGTCTGGGCGATGGCACTCTAACATACGAGCGACCCGAACCTTGGGTCTCTCGTGATACACCGCCAAGCCTTGAAGAATACACCAAAGAATGTTGGGCGTGTCATGGCACTGGTGAAACTGAGGTTGACGAAATAGATTTTTAACTGCATGCATGCAGTATGGAAAGCTACATGAATCAACTTATAAAGATATCGCAGTCAACGGACACCGATCTGATGACTGCATTTAAAAGAGCAGGTGTGCCAACATCTACCTTCTATCGCACCATCAATGGTACGACAGAGCTGCGATATGACACAGCCTATAAAGTTTATAAGGCAATGTATGGCAAAGAAAAAAGTACAAACGATTAACTGCGTAGCTTGTGACACAGTTACCGAATGGTTTGTTGCCATACTCAAACGCAAGCATCGTGGCACAATGGAAAAGCATTGGTATGTTTGTTTGCATTGCTATGAGGAAGACAGATGGCAAACCGTAACAAGTCAAAAGGAACTTACCACGAAAAGTGGTTCGTCGATTGGCTCAACAAAATCAAAGCGAAGATCGAAGCGAAGCGCGTCCCCCTCTCAGGAAGCTTGGGAGGAGAGTATTCTGGGGATATCCACCTCTTCATCAACGGACACAAACTGGTAGGAGAAGTTAAGTATCGTGATACATCTAACTTCCCAAGCCCATTCAAAGTATTAGAAGGCAGAGATATTGCCTTCTACAAAAGACGGAGAGGAACTCCGCAAACCCTAGTCATAATGACTGGCGAACAATTCAAACAGCTAATGGAGAACAGCTATGGCAACCCTGACACAGAGGTTTAATCAATACCACAAAGACAACCCCCAAGTGTATGAACTATTCAAGAAGTTCACATTCATGGCAATACGCAGAGGTCACAACAGATTGTCAGCGTGGATGATTGCAAACAGAATCCGTTGGGAAACATCAATCGAAACATTTTCTGTTGATGAGTACAAAATTAGTAATGACTACATCGCGCTTTATGCTCGTATGTTTATGAGCGATCACCCAGAGTACAACGGATTCTTTAGAATCAAAGAAATGAAAAGGGCTTAAGATGAAAGCAGTAGGAAGAGCTGTATCGGAAGACGTTTGGACAGCAAGCGTCAACCGTTCATCCCACGAAATTTATAAAAAAGATCGTGAAGAGCAAAGAGAACGCGCTAAGTCTTGGCGACCTGATAGCTTGCAAGTAAATGCAGAGCGCATCAAGCGCGGGGAACTTGTTGGCGAAGAATATCTTTGGGGTCGCCGTGCCGTGCAGATGATCAAGATGGGAATGCTTCTTGAAGAAACTCTTGATCCATATCGCAAAGCATATCTCGATGAGTATAAATCACTATACTCAAAAGAATTTTATGAAATGAAAGTTGCCGATCTGACGCAACGTCACGAACATGCAAAGCAGCAGTATGCTTTGACATAACTGCACATACGCAGTAGTATAAATAAAAAAACGGAGAACAAAATGAATCGCAAGGGCTTCATCGGAGGCAGCGATTGTGTCAAGATTATGCAAGGAGATTGGTATGATCTCTGGCAGGTCAAGACAGGTCGCGCAGAATCCGAAGACTTATCAGATAACATAGCCGTACAGCTTGGAGTATTTACTGAAGACTTCAATCTTAAATGGTTTGAGAAACAGCATGGCATTGTGCTTGCTGGCCATCAAAAAGAATTCATCGAAAAGATCGGTGGCGTAATGGCTAAAGGTACAATCGATGCAGGTATTCGTGGGCATCGCACAATTGTAGAGGCCAAACACACAAATGCATTTACCAATATGGACGAGCAGATCGCTCGCTATATGCCACAGATACAATTGTATTGTCGCTTGGCAAACTGTGAGGGTGCTTATCTCTCAGTAATTTTTGGGAATGGTAAATGGGAAAGTGCGCATGTCTCTTACGATGAAGACTATTTCAATTCAATGTGGACGGTGGTGTCAGATTTCTGGGGTTACGTTATTCGCAATGAAGAGCCGATTGCTGTTGATGTCCCCACCATCAACACAAACTCAATTGAGATTGACAACATGGTCACACGTGATGCATCGCTCGACAACCAGTTCGTTGACGCAGCCGTCACTTACGTTAATGGTCTCGAACAAAACCGTACATTCGAGAACGCAAAAAAAGACTTAAAGAATATGGTCGCAGATAATGAACGCGAGGTTTACTGTGACTATCTAACAATCAAACGCGACAAACGCGGAGCCTTGCGCATAACTAGGAGAACAAAAAAATGAGTAAGAATGTAACTAGCCTATTAATCAAAGCGCGTTTGGATATCCAACCACCCGCTAAAACTGGCACCAACCCACACTTTCGCAGCCGTTATGTAACGCTCGAAGGTTGCATCGAAGCCGTGACACAGCCGCTTGCTAATCACGGATTCTTTCTTAGCCAACAGCTAACAACATATGATGGTGGTAACTACGTCAGCACAGTTCTAATACATGAAGA